GTTAAATTCACTGATTACACAATCTAAAAAAAAGGCCTCGCACGCAGGCCTTTTAAAGCAGGTTTTGTTGCAAGCCAGCACGTGTTAACTTTAACAAGTCATCCCTAGAATCATTAATGGTTGCAATTAAATTATCATAGTCACTTTTACCTTTCAAAGGTAAAGCCATATTGTTCTCCACTAAACTCAGAGTACCTTCACAATTCAAATTAAGAGGGTTATTAAATAAATGAGGCACAACTGCAAAGACAGGACGCCTTGCTTTAATCGCAAATTCAGCTTGGGTCATTGTCCCACTATTTAATGCAGCTTCAATTAGTATGGAAGAAGCAGACAATCCAACTTGTATTCTATTTCTTTGTACAAAAGATTGTTTTTGAGCTGGTCGTCCAATAGGGTACTCTGAAATCCAAGCACCACCTTTTTCCAATATTTCAAATGCAAGCCGACTATTCTGCTTTGGTCTTGCTTCTTCCAGACCGTGAGCAAGAACTGCAATAGTTTTTCCTTTTGCCTGCAAGGTTGCTTTGTGCGCATTAGCATCCGTACCAATAGCCAAACCACTAACCACTACATACCCTGCATTAACAACCTGAGTGGTTATCCTTCTAGTTATTTCCTCACCCGCTGGTGATATATCTCTTGCCCCAACAATTGCGACACCTGGAAGTTCATTTAATAAAGTCTTATTCCCTCTTAGGTATAAAATAGCCGGAGGATTAGGGGATTTCTCAAGGCATAATGGATAACACTCAGAGCCTATTGGTATTAATTCAATCCCTTTATTAAAGTGAATCTCTAATTCAGAACTTGCAACCAACAAATCTGATTCTGAAATTTTACCCTTTAATATACCATTCTCTTGTATAACTTGAGCCAAGTCCTTTATATCTCTCAGATCATTGAAATCAATCAACTCAAAGAATTTAAATATACTATGATCTGAGGCCACCTTCCCCATTTGGATTGATAATCCAAGTATATTTTTAAATTCGTCTGAGCGCACTTAATCACCCCCTAGTAAATTGCTGTCTCTAATAATGCGAATGGCAAGATAATACCCGCACCTGACGACTCTAAAAGATAATAACAAGCTGAAAGGCTTCCTCCCGTGGTTTTAACATCATCTAGCAGTAAAACATTCCTACCCTGTAAATTACAACCTTGCGCGCTAATGGTAGACATATGCCCGACTATCGAACGATCACCGCCTTCTTTGTGAGCGCTCGGCACAGTTCTGGTACGCCTTAGGCAATTGTATACAATTCCATTCGGATAAGCAGTTGCAATCCTTTGTGCCACAACTTGCAGGGCCGGAGAAATCCTTCCTTCGATATGTGAAGGTACGATTGCGATAAAAAATGGCCAATCAACGAATTTACCTCGATCACCCGTGATAACCATTTTATCCAGTTGGCTAATCGCTAACTGTGAAAAATGAGTTATGGCTCTCTGATGGCCCCCATTAGTCTCATCTTTAAAATCCATCATCTTTCTGGAAACGGCATCATTATGAGGATTTTTGTCACCTAAATACCTATAAGGATGGTACAAACCGCAAGAGGTTACCTTCACTGGTGCGAGCATATTCTCATCTCATCTAACTGGTTCGACTCGATATTAATCGAAAAATTATGTTACATGAAATGTTAAATTACCTTATTAATCTTCAGACACTGTAACCACCATCAACCTAAAGCGCGCGCTCGTACCCCCGCCACGCCTGCCCGCTTTATGATGCGGTTTTCATGCACCTGCATGACATAAACGAAAGCCCGCCAGAACTGGCGGGCCGTGGGTAAAGCGATCCTTTTCGGATCATGCGAATTCATGCGGCATAGTCATGCACGCTTCACTCCAGTTTGAAGTCGTCCACCGAAGCGGGCTTATGGGTGCCAATGCCTTCCAATGAATCCATAAATTCCATGCCCTGTCGCAAAGAAACGGGATAGGGAATCTCGAACATAAAAACAAAGTCGTAGGTCTTGCCCAGCCAATAGCCCCCGCCACATTCTTTTGGTCGTTGGAAAAACACCCATCCGCCGGGTTTGTAGTAAGTGAGAAGCTCACCCCGGTAAACGATCTGGAATTTTTCGGGACTTTTAGCCATAACCTAACGCCTCGTAACTCTCGTAATGTTCGGACTCACCTTCCCTTAGCATTTCCGATTAAATTTCTGCTCTTACCCGATCACATTTTTCGCTGTGTGTAGCACCGGCATAAACTATTCAGAAGCCTGCATCATGCGTGAATACTCGTGGCTTCTGACTTTTCGCATCAGTTCATCCGTCAACTCTGAAACCCACTGAATGGCGAGTTGCTTCTCGTCATCAGTGCAATCACTCGCTGCAACAAGTTTCATAAATAAATCAATACGCTGGAGCTTCATCGACTCCAAAAAATAATCCTGCATAATCCCTCCGCACAATGAACAACTGGTTATGCATACAGTATATTATGAGTTTCGGAATGTGAAATGTTTTTTTACCTTCCGTGAGAAATCCTCTGGATTAATCAGATGGTTATCTTTTGCTCCTGTAGCCTGCCGTTTCGGTAAAACAGCCGCATTCGCGCGCCGGCATTCATGCTGCATCCTCTGGAAAGGAGGCTAATTTCCTCGTCATGCCCCTCAAAACCACGGGCTTTTAGTTCCAGCTCTAACCGTCGGCGCTCTGGCCCCGTACAGTTATTGACAGAACTCCAAGGGGCGGCGATGCCGCCAGAAGGACCAGCCTCCGCTGACGCGTCGCCTAATTTGGCAACGGCTTCCCACTTCACCAGACGCGTAAATACTTCAGAATCTTGATAGTGAGGCGAGTAGATGCCTTGAACGCGCTGCACGTCCTCCGCGTATTCGTTGCCCATTTCCGTAATCTCGTAGCAAAGGCGGATCACCAAGTCATCACGTGCGACCAGCGGGCCACCCTGCGCCATGGTGTATGACGCCCAGCAGCTGGCAACGGAAGCAGACGCCAGCACGGCGTCCATCTTCTCGTTTGGTAGGCGCGTATCGCCGAGACGGCGCAACTCGCGCCATACAGTGACCGGCGCACCGCCAATCTGCTGAAACTGGCGGATGCGCCAGCGAGAAGCCCACGCGCAAACGGCTTTCGCCATATCACGCATGTTTGAGCCGGTTTCATCGTCCTTCTCGCCGTCCATTGCAAAGCCGTCGATATTTTTGGAGATGTATTTAGCGATGTAACCCGTGGCGCAGCCTTTAGTGGGATCGATAGGCTCAGCGTGAAAACGCGCTTTGCGCGCCTGCGGTGTGCTCAGTTCGTCGGCGTCTTCTTTGCTGGCGTGCTCACGCATAATCTGCTGCACACGCTCGCGATGTTCCGGCAGCATAAACAGCAGCATGTGCCAGTGTGGCGTGCCGTCGTGATGAGGCTCAACAACGCGGAAACCGAAAACATGGATTTCTTCGCGTGATAGTGCGGCGCGGATGCGCGCCCAAACGCGGCATAGATAGCGCTGCGTATCGCGCGGGCTTGAGCCGTTCCATTTGGTAATAAAACCGCCCTGACTGTAAACGGAGTGATAACGCGACGGTGCGGTGATCGTATAAAAGTCCCCTACGCAGCCGTTTTCGTTGGCGATGTCTTCAAAACCACGCATTCTGGTCATCAGCTCGCGGCGGCGCATTGCCGGGTTCGCGGTGCTGCGGTTGACCATTTCATCCATCGCGACACGATCACCGGTTTCTTTGTTCATCAGGTCGTAGCGTTTGAAGAACTCGCGATTGCGTTTCTTCTGTTCGACCCATTCCGCCAGCGTGCCGCGTGAAACGTAAGGTGAAGCTGATTTTTGCACCTGCCCTACAGCGATTGCCATGTGCTCGCGTTGGAGATCGCGCATCTGCTTAAGACGGCCGCGCCACCACTCTGGCGCCATCATGCGTAACAGACCGGATTGCGCCTTGCGCTGACTCAGCTCACCTTTGCAGGCTTTGAACTCCGCCCAATATGGCGGCTGCGTGCCGGTCAATGCGGCCAGCTCAGCAACGTAGCGATAAGCAATGCAGGTTACGGTCTGCTCGTCCGCTTCCTGCGGCATTGAGGTTTTATCGACAAACTCAGCTAGGCTGAGCGAAAGATAGGATGCGACTTTATAAGCCAGATCCCGCACGTCCTGCCGGTCAAGCGTAGGCAGACGATCAATCTGCTTTATGAACGGCAGTTCATGTTGAGCGGCTTCATCAAGGCGATAGCGACGGCGAACCAGCTGCAGGCGTGGCAATACGTTCTGCCCGATAGTCTGGCGCAGAAACGCATTGGCCCGACGGCGGCCATTATTTGCTGAGAGGATTTTGCTGTAGCGATCGGCAAAGTAGCTGGCCAGATAATCCGGCATATCTTGCAGATACTGGCTGCGCCAGTTGTGGTCCTCTGGATTCAC